TTGAGTTCGCCTCCGGCAAACGCCTCAACAAAAACCAAACAGTCTTGTGTGTTTCCAAAAGACTTTGCAGTTGATCAAACCATGGTGAATTGGCTGAACGAAAAGGGGATTACCGCACCTTGGCAACTCGAAACGGAAAAGTTTGCTAATCACCACATTGCCAAAGGTTCACTTTTCAAGGATTGGCGAGCGGCATGGCGAACGTGGATGTTGAACTCAATTAAATATCAGGTTCCAGCTCAACAGCAGCACAGCCCAAACGGTCGGCAGGCGGTAAGCGATGCAATCAACGATATTCAAAATACGGATTGGTAATAGGGACTTAGGGCAAGGGGCGTAGTGTCCCGAAAACCACGGACATTACGATTTGAATTGCAGGTGAAGAATATGACAGATAAGAAAACGGTTGAAGCGATACCAAACACGCTTGGCAAGCTTAGTAAGCATGAGATTGATGAATTGGTTAAATGCTTACCGCCTGAAAGTTATAGCGAGGCGCTTTTACGAGAGGAATGTTTGAAGCAGCATTCTTTACGCTTGATAGATGCGTTGAGACGAGATTTTATGGAAGCAAAAGGAGATGCTCGTGGGCGTAAAATCGTCATATTCGTTACTCATGACTGCTATAGAGCCATCTTTCATCCACGAAATGAACTCCACTCAACACTAAATGAAGTAGATGAGCACGCAACGCTATGGGGTTGCGATCTGAAGGTATTTGAAGATGCGCCTACACGAAACCCTAAATACAGGCATAAGCGCGGCTTAGATTATTACATTCATATCCAATGTGTAGGGCGGATTTAAGACCATGGCAGCAGCAAAAGCAGATATTGAAATATTGATCAACGGAGAGGAAGACAAGTCTACCAAGATGACCATGGCTTGGGAGTTGGTTTGTAAGGCAGTGAAGGCAAACGAATCTTTGGGTCCTGTTGTCCTCAAACTTGGTCGCAAAAAGAGAAATAACGGTCAGAACGCTAGACTGTGGGCAACGCTGACGGATGTGGCCACGCAATTAGATTGGTATGGCGAGAAGTTATCACAAGAGGACTGGAAGCATGTTTTTACCGCATCGTTGAAAAAACAAAAAGCGGTACCGGGCATTGATGGCGGCTTTGTTGTTCTCGCAACACACACAAGCACGATGAATAAAACCGAGTTTTCAGAATTACTCGAGTTAATTTATGCGTTCGGGTCAGAGCGCGGAGTGCGTTGGAGTGACCCTGTTATGAAGTATTACGAAGAGTTGGGGCTAGTCGCGTGAAAGTACGATCCGAAGCAATACGCAAAAGTGCGCGCGGCCAAGACTGCGCATTACGCATACCAGGTCATTGTAATTTCAATCCTGAAACCACGGTGCTTGCTCATGTTGGCCGTGATCGCGGTATGTCGATGAAATGTGACGACACCATGGCTGTGTATGCCTGTTCTGGGTGTCATGATGCAATTGATGGTCGAACTACTGTGCTCGATGCAGGGACTCAAGCCTCATACATTCTTGATGCACTTGAAGAGACGCAAAACCACCTTATTCAAGCAGGACTGATATCTGTTAAGGGGCAAAAATGAAATACGGTCGTGAAGTGACGTTTAGCATTCCTGAAGCGTCGATTCTGCTGAATGTGTTACTACGCATGAATCGCTGGGATAGAAAAGAATACCACAAAGCTCTTTGTTGGAGCGTACGTGCCGCGCTAGAAAGTGAAGGTTACAAGCGCCTAAGTCCCTTTAAGCAGTGCAAGATCGAGATAGACCGCTATTCATCGGCACTAGGCGACTGGGATGGTGTAATGGGAGGGCTTAAACCTTTATTCGATACGCTCGTTGTCTGCACCAAGACAAACCCGCTAGGGCTTGGTGTGATCGAAGACGACAACCCTAATTGCATCATTGAATGCCCTGCTATCAGACAACACAAATCAACACGTAAAGCGGCCTCGACAGTCGTAACAATTACAGAAATATTGGAGGCCTAAATGCAGTACCTATCAGCTCGCCAAATGTGGCACGATGCATTCTACTCGCGCAGCGCAAACGATCAGCTATTAGAGATCAACCGATCTAATGCAAATCTACTCAGACAGAAACCCGTTATGAACGAAACACAGACTCGCGGCCCCGCTGACAATTCCTCTCGCGTCATGCACATGGCAAAAGCAGGGCGCGTACAATCCGAGATAGCGAAGCTTCCCGCACACCTGCAGGCGTTCGGCATGTATTGCTGGGCACCTAAAGAGCAGGACTCTTTACCAGCTTACAAACATCACAACGAAATCGCCAACGCGCTAGCTCGTGAGATCAAAGAGAAGTTTCCGCAAGAGTACGGCCTTTATACTAGCCGTGTGAGTATCGTTATTTTAAACGTACTCAAATACGAGTTTGAACGCGACAAGGGCCGTAAGCCCCAAAACATCGATATAACGTTAGCCGGTGCCATGGCAATGCCAAAAGACAAAGTTCGCGCACAATGGGGACACATTGTTAAACACATTCGCGGCTGCATTCGGGATATGCAGTTAGTGACCGATTCAGATAAAAACCTATCAATTGCTACTTTGCATCTATTAAAAGAATGGCAAACAAAGACAGGTGCTGAAGCAACAGAAAAACACTCAGTTATTGCAAGCCTTGCCTTGAAGTCATTCGCTCACACAGATCAGTCCTATCTATTCTCGGCAAGTGAAGAGCGTGAACCAGTGAAGCAATCCAAACCCCTCTATACAAATGAGTATCTAAGCTGGCGTGTTGGTGTAGCTGCTGCGAACTGGAAGCGCGATGGCTGGCAAGATGCGTTTGATGAAATGACAGGTGTATTGAACGGCTGGGCGAGATCTGTTTTAGAAGATATAGTAAAGCTAAGATTAGTGTAAGAGCTGGAGAGAAGAAGTATGGACGAAATTTCTATAAAGACAGTGCAAATAGGCATGGGAATAGCTAAAACCTTTGGAGTAGCAATCAAAAAAACAGTCTATTTATCGAGGCTTAGTCGTTTTGAGGCTTTTATAGAGGCCTTAGAGGTTTCTATAGAGTATATATCTGAAGTTGAATTAAGCGATCTACATAATTTTATTGAGGATTTACGAACTAGGCAGTTAATTGTTGAGCGTGCAGAGTCGATAATTTCGACCGATAGTAAGTTAATTTATATTATGCATGCACTTCTTTTGTGTAGGCAAAAAGACGTATGGTGCGGTGAAAACATAGAGAAAAGACTTATTATGATGATGGATGGTTTGTACGATGAACACTTGGAGATATTGGACAAGTGTTTTCAATGCAAGAAGGTCCGTAATGATATATCTCCATATGAGCTAAGAAGATACAACGAAAATGAAAATTTAAAATTTTTTAATGGTGAGGATATTGGAAGAGTTGTAACTGTAATAAATGATTTGATACGTAAAGGTGTTTTTATCCCTGATGTAACTACTTCTACTAGTACTTATGCAAGCGCGTCACCTCAGTGGCAAGTTGATTTTGGTATATCGGATGAGGCAAGAGCGTTGAGATCCTTGTATTATAAAGCAAAGCTCATTACTGAATGGGTCAGTAGTAAAACTCTTTAACCCATTAGTACGCACTTCCTGTTCGCAGTACGCACCTGCGTACTGCGTATTTTGATCCTATTTAAGTAACTCATTAATTATTAATCTTTGAATTCTTTTAGAGTCTATGACCAAACCCAACGTTAAAGATCGCATTTCATCTCTAGATTTATATTGCAGGTTTGAAAAAACTTTAATGTGCAGTTGTCGGTAATTTTTAACAACTTCTTTTATTTCACCTTCTAAGTGGATGTTATCTGAGACGAGTGCGTGCAAAGTATCAAGTTGTATTGACACTTGATTCAGTAAATCATGGGTTTTTAGTTCGCTAACATATTTGTCATACTTTACTTTAGACTTTAGGTACTTCTCTTCTGACCCATTTTCTGGCAGAAAAGGGTATATTTCAGTCTTAAAATAGTAGTGGAATGAATCTGAAGCTTTAATCAGATTGTTTGATGTTTCTATTATAAAGCTTGTCCGCTTATCGCTTTTCATCTGGGTTAACCAGTCACTCGCCTTAACCCAACCAAAAGCCAGCAGGCCAACAGTGCCGAGTCCAGCAAGAAGTGAGCCAATGGCCGCGACAATATCCCAAGCGCTTTTCTCTGTTTCAAGTTGAGTTTTAAAACTCACATCCCACATACCAGAAATTTTTATATCCCAGTCGATGGCAATACCAAGGCCAAAGAGTAGGCCGATAAAAAGCATCATGTAAGGGAAGGTTTTTTTATGAAGTGGCCTGTGGTCTTTTTCAGTCATATAAGTCCCTATGCTGCTACTTGAATGTCGATGCTCTGATCTTTGTTTTGTTAGAATTAATAAGACAGATCATTAATAAATCCATCAAGGGTACTTTTTCTATCATTTGAAGGGTCATTTAGCTTTAGATTCATCTCGAGAATTAGTGCATTAATCATTTTTTCTGAAGTTGGATCATTGTTGTAGTTTCTCTTAATCACCTCTGGTTCGTACGCCTCAATGTTAGAATTATTTGTGGATTTTGCTGCCTGTACTACAGCATGATAAAGGAAGCTGTGGATTGACGATTTATAGCATTGTCTTTCACCTATTTCTAAATTTTGTCTTGGTAATGCTTTTAGCTGACTTGATAGGCTTGTCATTTTACTCTCCGGCTGAATAGTTAGGTTCTTGATTTCGTTATGCGACTATTTGATATCTTTACAACCTTGTGAGCAACAATAAAATTTGTGTAGGGCTTACTACTAATAGGCTAGGATTAATTTGATGCTTATCAAGATTGCCAAGGAACTCTTTTGATGTGATTATTTAAGAGCGGTAGGGAAGCCGTTATTACTTTTCATAGTATTCAAGGAGGAACACTTGGAACAACTAAAGCAATTGCTCGATAACTTAGAGCTCATTTCATTTCAAGATATTTCAGAGATCCCCGAAGACAAGCAGCATGAGGTGGCCGAGCAGATAGAGCGGCTGCAAGATAACCTAAAGCAATTGAATGAACGTAAGGAATATCATGGATAGAATTTCAGCACTAAATATGTATCGATTAAATCAGCTTGATAGATGTGAAATAACCGAATGTGAAGAAGGTGTCTTCAATATTAAAATTTTTGGAATAGAAGAAGATGGCGAATTCCTTACAGAAGACGGTGCGATATTGCCAATGCGTATTGCAGAGAAATCCTATGCGATGCTTATGGCTAGACGCATAGGATTTAAGCCAGATGAGATTGAATTTATAAAATGACTGTAGCTAAAGAGTACTGGAATATACCCAAACCCTCAGAAGACTTCTTAACGACACAAGGCACAAATCTAACTGTGTTTGTGGATCATGCTGCTAAAAGTACCTATCTAGGTCTTGAAGTTACTGAGTGGACAGCTTTGTTTAGTTTGTTTGTGGCTGCTGTTGCTATTTATATAGCGAGGAAAGCCAATGAGCTAACTGAATCCGAAGCTAAGGCTAACGAAGATAGAATGAGGATTTCTATAAAGCCTCATCTTAACCTCTTTGAAAGAGGGTATGACGACAATAATGTATTTAAAGTTGATATTGTAAATAACGGATTAGGTGCAGCTGTTATAAATTGGTGTGAGTTTGTCGTTCATTCCGGAGAGGACTTTGAATTAGATGGGAATATATTTTCTGATTTAAAAAAATCCACATCGACTATGACGTCTTATGATTCATTGGAAAAAGCGCTGGATCATTTGTCTATTGGCAAAAACGACTGTGCCGGCTTGTTCCTTGGTAAAGGGGCGATAATGAGATCTGGTGATAGTGTTACACTATTTAAAAGCGTGAATTTATCTACTGAAGATAAATTAAAACTCGAACGCTTACGAGTAGATATAAATTACCAAGATGTTTCAGGCGGTCAGTCGCAATTTTTAAACAATTTTCTTTCCTATAATATTTCATAGTATTAAAACTATGCCCCTTGACAACCTGATAATAAAAAACTAACCTTTTTTCCATAGTCCAGATTTACACCCAAAACCCGCTTCTTGCGGGTTTTTGCGTTTCTGGCTCCCAATTTTCGAATCTGACTGGCATAAGTCAGCTCCATTGCCGCCCACGTTCTAGTAGCGTGAGGCGGCTTTTTTATTTCTAGGATTTGTATGACAGCTAGTAACGATCTTCTAGTTCAAGAACTTAGAGAACATCGCAAGGTATCAAGTGCTCAGCACTCGGAATTGCGAACTGCTGTGGTTGATATGGCGAAGTCTGTCTCTGAATTGACCGTGGTTGTTGCTCGATCAGAAGAGCGGCATCTGCGACAAGATGACGGATTGAGACGAATTGGTAAGCAAGTTGATGATCATGAGTTACGAATTAGAACTGTTGAGACTGTTTCATTAACTCAGAAAGGCTATGTCTCTGGCGGCTGGAAAGTTGCCACGGTTGTAGCGGCTATCGTGTCATGTGCTGTGACCGTGGGAGTTAAGTTTTTATGAGCCAACTACCACAAAATTTTAAGAAAGCGTTTGAGCTAGTGATTATCCATGAAGCTGGCTTTGTTAATGATCCACGAGACCCAGGTGGCAAAACAAAGTTTGGTATCTCTGACCGCAGAGACGGAGAGATTGACGGGCTAGCTGATACAAACGGTGACGGGCTTGGGGATAAAGCTATCGAGTTATTAACGCTCGAAGATGCTGGAAACATTTATAAGCGTGAGTACTGGGATAAGTGCCGTTGCGACGAGTTGCCTAGTGCCATCGCAACAGCTTTATTTGATACCGCTGTGAATGTCGGGAACCACCAAGCAAAACTGTTATTGCAGCGTGCCTTGGGCGTAAAAGATGACGGCATCATTGGCCCCATCACAATGAAGAAAGCCCAACAAGCAAGCCAACCCTATTTAATCGCACGATTTATGGCAGAGCGCCAAATGTATTACGCAGCACTGAAAAGCTGGAATACATATGGTCTTGGCTGGACTCGTCGTGTGATTGAAACCGCGCATTACTGTCTGTCACTTATCAATAAGGAGGTGAAATGATTAATGCAATTGTAAATGTCATCTTAGGCATGTTCTCAGGGGCTGGTGTGGCGGGAATCTTCGCCAATCTAGTGAAAGAAGCGCTTTTAGCGCTGGTTATGAAGATCGAATGGAAGGTTGTGATTGAGCGAGCTACAACGCGAATTGTTGTTGCTGGCTTGCATCGACTGGCTGCGTTATCTACTAACCAGTTATTAACAGAAACGGTTGAAGACTTCGTTAATCAGTTGCAAAGCAAAGGCTTGAAGCAGGCCAACCAAACGTATGAATCGGCAAAGAAATATCGGCCAATTAAAAACACTGAAAGTTCATAAGTCTGCGCCTCAGTCACTAAGTGATTGGGGCGTTTTCTTATGGGGTTTAACTCACACAGGAATTAATCATGTCATATTCAAATAATTCAGAAGAAAACTTATCTTTTGGTCAAGCAATTGAGGCGCTTGAAGATGGTCAGCGCGTCGCTCGCTCTGGCTGGAATGGAAAGGGTATGTGGCTACGTTTAGTAAAAACTGGATCTTATGATGTTGCCTGCGGTTGTGTTTATCCGAATGGAACGCATGAAGAGGCTCAAGATGTTATTTCCCTTTCGCCATGGATTGGAATGAAGACGGCCGATTCTAAATTTTTACCTTGGTTAGCGAGTCAATCAGACATGCTAGCGAAAGACTGGTGTGTTGTAAGTGGCTAAACACGATCTAGAAGCAATCAAAGCGGATTACCGCGCCGATTTACTGAGTAACCGTGCGATGTCTACAAAGCACGGCTGCTCGGAAGCTTCTATTCGTAAGTGGGCTCTGAAATTTGGCTGGCAAAAGGATTTGAGCGGCAAAGTTAAGCAAGCAACAAAGGCCAAGCTCACAAAAGCCGTGGCCGAAACCACTCCTAAAGCCAAAGAACGCGAGCCAAACACGCCACTGTCTGATGAAGAAATCGTTGAAGAGGCAAGTAATGCCGCAGTAGATGTGATTACTAGCCACCGCTTACGTGCAGCTGAGTACCAAGACATTGTAAAAAAATATGGTGCAGAGCTACGTAATCAGCTAACAAAAGGAAAGCTGACTGTTCAGGCGCCAAATGGCGACCCGATTGAAATCGACATTCCTCTTGAATATGTGGGTAAGTGCCTGAATTCAGCAACACAGTCGTTAGAGCGTTTGATCAAGATAGAGCGCCAAGCCTACAGCTTAGATGATCAGCAAGACTCCAGTTACGAGGATGATTTAGAAGCATTGTCCGAAGGTTTGTAAATCATGGCAATGGATCGGGCGGAAAGACGCAGGCTCATAAAAGAGCTACGCAAAGACTATAAGATTTTTGCCAAGCGCTGCTTAAAGATCAAGATCAAAGCCGGTGAGATAGCGCCTTTTGATTTCAATGCCGCACAGGAACACATTCACAAGGAAATAGAAGACCAGTTAAAGCGCATTGGTAAAGTGCGTAAGGTGTTGCTTAAAGGTAGACAGCAAGGCGGATCCACTTACGTTGCAGGTCGTTACTACAAGAAGGTAACGGAAACTAAAGGCTTTTCAGCATTCATTCTTTCTCACGAGGCCAAGACCACAAGCCGCTTGTTCGAAATGATTCAGCGCTACCACAAGCACTGCAATCCTCTTCTTAAACCGCGAGCTGGCAAAGACTCAGCACAGGGAATGAATTTCCCTAAGTTGGATAGTGGTTTCGAGCTAGCAACAGCAGGTAACAAAGAAACAGGGCGTGGTTTTACTTCTCAGTTATTCCACGGTTCTGAGGTCGCTTTCTGGCCTAATGCCGACGCAATCCTAGCAGGTATCTTGCAAACATTACCCGATGTGCCAGGTTCCGAAGTAGTTCTTGAATCCACGGCAAACGGTGCAGGCGGGATATTTTACGAATACGTGCAAGATGCGTTAGCCGGTAACGGTGAATATGAGCTGATATTCGTGCCTTGGTATTGGCAACCAGAGTACAGAGCAGCAGCGCCAGCAGGCTTTAAGCGAACAGAGGAAGAAGACCATCTGGTTAAGCTATGCCGAAACCATCCAGACGGACCTAAGTACAGCCATACATTAACCAACGATCAATTAATGTGGCGTCGGAACAAGGTCTACGAGCTAAAAAGCCGCGACAAATTCAAGCAAGAATATCCGTGCTACTTAAAGGAGGCGTTCCTTTTCTCAGGTCGTCCGGTATTTGACCCGAATCATACTGAAGCCGCTTTTGCTAACTGCAGCATTCCGCTTGCTCGATACCGAGTTACACCCGAAACGGGGCGAATGTCACTCAACGCAGAGGGTGAGTTCACTGTCTGGGAACGAGCCGAAGCAGGCAAGCTTTACGCAATTGGTGCTGACGTTGCCGAAGGGTTGGAAACGGGGGATTTCTCAAGTGCTGACATTCTCAATGAGCAAGGTGAGCAAGTCGCACATTGGCGCGGCCACATTGACCCAGATCGTTACGGTGAGCTGCTTTACCACCTTGGTAAACGTTACAACAATGCTTACCTTGGGGTTGAGCGAAACAACCACGGTTTAACCACGCTTACCGCACTACAGAAGAAAGACTATCCGAACCTACACATCGAGGAAGACGTTCAGCGCCAAGGTGGTGAAAAGAGCATGAAGCGGATCGGTTGGCTAACAACGAGCAAAACGAAACCGCTCATCATCGACAATCTAGCGTCTGAACTACGCGATGGCACAAGCGGAATACGAAACAAAGACACAGTTGACGAGTGCCAAAGCTACGTTATCCATGAAAACGGAAGCTATGGCGCACAGTCCGGCAAATTTGACGACCGAGTTATGAGCTACGCCATTGCCAAAGAAATGGCTAAGCGTATGCCGAAAATACACATTCCAAATCACATCATTGACGATGCTTATCATACGTCAGCAGACAGCACAGCAGGTTATTAATGAGCAATCCAACAGATTTTGAAAGCCCAGAAGTGTCGGAAGAGCTAAGCGACAATCTTGGTACCAAAGTGCGCGGCTTGTTTGCGACCGCTGAGCGTGAGCGTCGTGATTACGAGGATCAGTGGCTTAAAGACCTGCGCCAATACAAAGGTGTTTATGACGATGAAGTAGTCGCAAATATAGCGGCAGGCCGAAGTAAGACGTTCATTCGCTTAACTCGCTCAAAAGTGAAAGCGATGGATTCTCGCCTCATGGATATTCAATTTCCAGCGGGAAGCCAAAAGAACTACAGACTTCAGGCGACGCCTGTGCCAGATATCGATCCGACATTACGCGAGCAGGTTATTAACGAATGGATGATGGCTCAATCTCAAAACGGCCAGCCACCAGTGCCACCAACACCTGAACAAATTGAAGACATAGTTACAGAAGCAGCTGAAGATCGTGTTGAACGAATGTCGAACGAAATCGATGACCAATTAAGCGAGTTGAAATACCGCGAAATCTGCAAAGACGTTATTCATAGTGGCAATGTGTTTGGTACTGGTGTTTTAAAAGGGCCATTGTTTGAGACGCGCCTGAAAAAGCGTTGGATAGAGACAGCTCAGGGCGTCTCGCTTGTCGAGCATGAAGAAATGAAACCGTACTTTGAGTTCGTGCCAATTTGGGATATTTACCCAGACATGAACGCAATGACACTAGAAGACTGCGAGTACGTTATTCAGCGCCATACTATGCTAGCCTCAGACCTTCGCCAGCTTGCCCGACGTGGCGACTTCGATAAGAAGAAGATCAAGGAATATATTGCTGCGAATCGTAACGGTGACAAAAGCCAAACTAAGCAGCATGAGCAAGAATTACGCTACATCAACGGTAACAAAGACTCAGTATCAGCAATCGATAATAAGCAGTATGAAGTCCTTGAATTCTGGGGCTATGTCGACGGCCAAGACCTCGTTGATATGGGTGTGGAAGGTATTGGCGAAGACGAAATAGACGATGAATTTGAAGCGAATGTGTGGGTTCTAGGTAATACGGTCATCAAAGCCGAATTGAACCCAACAGCTCACGGTACTCGCCCTTATAACTTCTACTACTTTGAAAAAGACGAAACGGGGATATTTGGTGTTGGCCTTCCTGCCATCCTTTCTGATACTCAAAGCATGTTTAATGCTGCGATTCGCATGAGTATTGATAATGCTGCCATTTCATCGGGTGCACAGTTCGAGATTGATTTGACCGTGCTAGACATAAGTAAAAATCCAGAAGCAACAAAGATTTTCCCAAATCGTGTTTGGTTTAAAACTGGCAACTCTTCAGATAATCGAAAAGCCCTTACTGTTCACACTATCCCAAATAACACGCAACAGCTTCTTACTCTGGCACAACTTGCAAAAGAGCTAGGCGATGAAGCCAGCACTATGCCGAGCTATATGGGCGGCAACGATGCAGGGATTGGTGGTGCAGGCGATACAGCTAGCGGTCTATCCATGCTCATGGGTGCCGCAGGAATTACAGTGAAAGACGTGGCCCTTAACTTTGATATGGGTATCACTCAGCCAGCCATGACCGCTTTGTACAATTGGAACATGCAGTTCAATTCAAACCGAGAAATCAAAGGTGATATGAATGTCACCGCTTTGGGCGCGGTTTCTCTCGTTGCGAAAGAGATCAAGAGTAAGCAGCTTACCGAATTTGCGGTATCAACTGGCAACCCAATGGATGCCCCTTACGTTAACCGTCAGAAGCTTAATGCTGAACGAGTCAAAGCACTCGATTTACCAGAAGATATTTTGTACACCAAAGAAGAATCTGACCAGCTGCAATCTCTACAGCAAGAAAACCAAGCTCTTATGCAGCAATTACAGCAACTACAAAAGCAGGTAGGTACTGATGTCGCAGCATGATGACTTTGATGAGGCACTAAAAAAGCTTAAAGAGTCTGATACCGCTAAGCGCCTTACCATCAACCTATTGAAAGCATCGGTAGAGAAGTGGAAAGAGGATTGTATTGGCGCAGCTCAATTAGAAGTAGATCGATACCATGGCGCCATCATTCACACTCGCTTAACCATTGATTTACTCGAACAAGATTTAAAAGGCTTTGAGCTACAGACTCAAAGTTACACCTAATTTGCCCCTCGCCAGAGGACAGCAAACAACCCGCCATGTGCGGGTTTTTTTGTATCTGGATACTACCAAACTAGCCCGGAGAAATAGCAATGCCGAAAAATGAACTTGAATCAAACGCTGACCAGTTAGAAGCAGAAGAATTCGACAATGCGTGGAATGACGGTGCACCTGATAACGATGACTTTGTAGACGACGTTGATGACGATACTTCTGATGAAGAAGCCGAAGAAGACGACACCGACGAAGACAGCACGGACGAACTGGAAGAAGAAAGCGACGAGGATGAATCAGACGATCAGGACGAGGACGAGTCCACAGAAACGGATGACGAAGCAGAGCAGCCAACCAATGACAAAGACGCTCAACGCCTAAAGTCTTGGGAAGGTCGACTCAAAGCTGATGAAGCTCGATTAAAACGCGAGCGTGAAGCACTTGAGAGCAAGCAAAAGGAAGGCAAGCAATCAGAAGGTAATGAATCTGAAGACGAGCAGGATACCGACAACGGCCCTGACGAATTTGAAGAAGAGTTTCCAGAAGTTGCCGATTATCTGAAAAAGCACATTCAACCACTTCGAGAGCAATTATCGCAAAGCCAGCTTAAACAGCAGCAAGAAGCAGCTGAGGCACATATCAATCGAATTACTGCCTCACACCCAGATGCTTTAACGGTTGCTGGAAGCGAAGACTTTAAGTCATGGATTGATGATCAGCCTTACAAGAAAGCGAAAGACTACGTTCATGTTCAGCAAAACGGCACACCAGAGCAGGTCATTGCCATGCTCGACGACTTCAAAAAACACAAATCCGAATCCACTAAGTCAGCCCCCACCAAACAACCATCGAGTGTCGTAAAGACGCGACGTACAGCCAAACCAAAAGGCCGTGTGTCGAAAAACGACTTTGATGGTGCGTGGGATGAAGCCGACTAAAAGCAAATAATAGGAAGCCATTATGAAATACGGTGATATTTCTCCACGTACTGCCGCACGCGTCTCAAAAGATCTATTGAAGCGCGCAGCACCATATATGTGTCTTGAATTGTTTGGTCAATCCAAGCCACTTCCATCAAATTCAACTCAGTCTATGATATTCCGACGCTATGAAGCGTTAGATCCAACACCAAAAGTGTTGGCGGAAGGTGTTACTCCATCGGGCAACACTTTGACTAAAACTGATATTACGGTTCACACCCAGCAATATGGTGACTGGATTGAGTTGACTGATGTTATTCAGGACACTCACGAAGACCCTGTTTTAAGTGAGTCTACAGAAATACTTAGCGAGCAATCTGCGCTGATGATGGAGCTGATCCGCTACGGTGCTCTTAAAGGTGGTTCTAGTGTGTTTTACGCAGGGAACGGTGTTACATCTCGCGATGGTGTGAATACCAAACTAACTCGTGCACTACAACGGAAAGTAACTCGTTTTTTAAAGGCCCAAAAGGCACAAAAAATCACCAAAAAAGTGTCTGCTTCACCTAATTTTTCCACTGAACCGGTAGCGGCATCGTTTATTGGTATTTGCCATACCGATGCTGAAAGCGATATTCGCGACATGGAAGGCTTTTTACCTGTTGAAAAATATGGCTCTGGAATGACCCCGTATGAAGGCGAAGTTGGCAAGGTTGAAGATGTTCGCTATATCACTTCTTCTGTTTTTGCACCGTTTGAAGATGCTGGGGCAGCAACCTCTACTATGTTATCTACATCTGAAACGGTCGCTGATGTTTACCCAGTTCTTTATTTTGGTGCAAACGCTTATGCCAACGTTCCGTTTAAAGGCAAGCATGCTGTTACGCCAATGGTGGTAAATCCTAAGCCTGCTAATGGTGACCCTTTGGGCCAGCGCGGTTCAGTAGGTTGGAAAGCGCGAACTGCAACCGTAATTTTGAACGACCTATGGATGGTTCGTGTGGAAGTGGCTGTAACAGCATAACGGTAAACTGCAATTAATAAGGCTCACATTCGTGGGCCTTTTTTTGTTTCTGATGAAAGGTAAAAATCATGACAACTTATACAAAATCGCAACTTAGCTCTTTAAACGAAGAAGAACTAATTCAGATTGGCGCTGATGAATACAATCTAGAGCTAGATGATTCAATGTCAAAAACAGCTTTGGTGGAAGAGATCTGGGCTTCGATTAAGGCTTCGATTAAGGCTTCGAAAGAAAATGAAAAAGACGCCAAAGAAAGCCTAGATTCCACACCTGCAGATAAAAAAGAAAAAGTAAAAATCACCATCGCTAAAGGTGGTGAAAACGATCCTGATTATGTTACGCCAGCCATTAACGGTCGCGTGTGGCAGATTAAGCGTGGTGTTGAAGTTGAGGTGCCTAAGTTTGTTGCACGACATATTCAAAAGCTGACCCAAACTGTTTACAAGCCAGTGCAAGACAGCAGTGGCAAAGTAATAGGCAAAAAAGCTGAAGAGGTTGCTCGTTTTAACGTGCAAACAAATTTCTAAATGGCTGCGCTGGCAGAGTTCCGCATTGATATTGCGCCTGATGTGCAGCAGTGTCCGACGCTCTTTATTGATCGTCAGTTAATCCACGTCGCTATTGAGTTTTGCAAAGAGACAAAGATTGCGGAGCCGCCAGCGCTAAGTGCTAACGAAGTACCAGACGAGCTTTTGGAGTACATCGAAGGGATTGCTCACGGTGTGAAAGCTCGTTTGTTTGCAATGCCAAGTAAGCCTTGGACACAGACTCATCTTGTCGACTATCACCAAAATAAATTTGTTGAAGCAAAAGCGGATGCGAAAGCAGTTTTTCTCATTGGTGATAACACCAACCCTATAACCGTTCAATCTAAGCCGTTCGGCTTTTAGGAATCACCATGACAACCACATTAGTCGTAAAAGTCATTAAGCGCGTACAGCGCATTATCAATGATAAAACAGGGATCATTTGGCCTGAGTTAGAGCTACTCGAAGACTTTAACGATGCGATTAAAGACATTGTTTTGCACAGACCAGATGCAAGCACAATTAACACGGTATTTGATTGCACGACTAGCTCAAGCAAGCAAATCTTGCCTAGTGATGCGCTAAGGCTTGTTGAAGTTATCCGCAATATAGGCGGTAACGTGATTACAAGCATTGATAGATCGACTCTGAATGCAACGCGCCCTAACTGGCATCAAAGCGACCCAACGATTTCGATAGAGCATTATGTTTATGATGAGCGTGATCCTAAGACGTTCTATCTCTATCCTCGCCCAGCAAACAATGGTGAAGATGCCCACCAAATCGAAATTGTCTATTCAACGTGTCCCGCTGATATCGAAATAGATGAAGCGAGCATTAAAAACGGCTCAAGCGCAATTACCATTCCAATTGATGACACTTATTCAAATGCGATTATTGATTTCATGTTGGCGCGAGCGTACAGCAAAGACCTTGGTTCTGCGGCTAACGCTAATCGATCAGCGCGACATTACCAGTTGTACGGGAATGCCTTGGGCGTAAAACTTCAGTCTGATGCAATGATGATGAAAGAGGGGGCTTAAACCATGGCTTGGCCGACATTTACTGTTGATGTAACGCAAAACAGCAATCAGATTAAGGTTTATGGACCTGTACCAGCTAGCCAGTTACCTGCTGGTTTTGAGGCTATCATCAACGGCATTGGAAACCTAGAAGTAAGTTACGGTACCGCTGTTATGTATGACGGTTCAAATAATCCATACTCTCATTTGTATTTAGCGCGACCATACAAAGGTTTAACTGCTAGTAATATAGAAATGGTGGTCAAGCCAACAGGCTCGCAATTTAATGATGTGGTTGGCATTTTTCAGAATGCGTCAAACCTGCTAAACAGCACCATGGCCGGCTTTCGCCAGTTCGTTGAAGGTACCAGCCCTGTATCTTTTCAACCGTTGGATGAAAATGCCGAACCTATTTCCATTAAGCCATTACTGCAGATGAATCAGGAAGCCCAAGCAGCGGTAAACCAAGCTATTAGCGCCTTCCAGAACGCAGCAGGCACCGCAGCTGGCTATGACGTATCAGAAAGTAAAGACGACACTGATACAAATAGACTATCGAAGCGCGGCGATTCTCTTTTTACAAGTAAAAATACTTATAAACTGTTTAGCTCTTTGAATTCTATTCCTTATGATGAGAACTGTTGGAACCGCATAGGAAATACAGTTGGTTTTTTGACAAATAGTAACAATTCAATGGCGTTTTTAGTTGGTGGAGCTTTAAATGATCGTAAGGGCGGAATTCAGTGTGGTCATTCGTCATTTTCTTATTCTAACGCTTTATCGGAGCTCCACTTAAACCCATTTGGCGGCAATGTATTAATTAACTCGTACCGCGCACTTCATGCTGGCAACACAGGCTCAATTGTTACGGAAGACTACGAGGAAGGGACGTGGACACCTAGATTTACGTCTACTATCAATAATCCAAATGTTGGATACAGCGAGCAACATGGAACATACGTAAAAACGGGACGTTTAGTATACGTAACTGGACGAATTACTTTAAACAGCGTTACAGATATCGGTTCAGGTAGTTTGATCATATCTGGACTACCTGTTGCATTCGTTACAGGGGTGGGAAAACAGCCATTTGGGATAGTGTCAAGGCTGTTTGGAACTGAGACTGACATTTCATTACTGGGCGGTGTTTCTGTATCGCCCATACTTTCAGATGGCATGTACCTGTATCCGTTACGAAATACAATTTCAGGGTCTGCTCAAGTTATTAGAGTAGAAGAAGTTTTAAAGGCAGGAATGTCTATTTCATTTACATTGTCATATCCAGTAATTTAAGGAGAAAATAAAAATGTCACTTTCAGAAAAAACAGCAATAGATAAAATTGAAATTGTGGGTGAATTCAAAACAGTCCAAGTGCGCGAAGCGACACAGGTGTATCGTGATGATGTACCAATTGGCAATCCTGAATATCATCGTTACGTGATCACCGCAGGGCAAGATTACTCAGATCAGCCAGAAGAAGTAAAAGCGGTATGTGCTGCTGTGCATACACCAGAAGTGATCGCAGCCTATCAAGCGACCCAAGTTGTTGAGGTGGTTGAGCCTGCTGAAGTTGAGCCAGAAGAGGAAGCGGTAGAGTAGCTTAAAACTCAATAAAGAACCCACAGCCGCGAAAGCGGTTTTTTTGTGCCTTTGTGCCTGAAGTTAGCCCCTATCCTTAAAGGTAAAAGGGGCCTAGTGATTTACTGTGGAGGCATAATAGATATTAGTGCTTGTTTAGCTGCTACGCGGTTGCGCACTGAAAAACCAACAGTTTGGTTCTTCTTGTCAGTGATTCTAATTAAATTAGAATCAGGTAAGTAGTCTCTAACAACAGTGAATTCAGATAGACTTTTTATGTCCTTTGCGCTGACTTGATACTCTATGGAGTACTTATAAGTGTTGGTATTCCAATCAGCTAAATATGCTCCAGTATCGGTAATGAAAAAGGTTGCCCCACCACCCAATAATGCAGATTCACGATTGTCGTCTAGATACATAAACACTGCAGTTTCTTTAAATAGAACATTTCCGGTTTTATTGTTAGTTAAGTCTAGAGCCACGGGTTCAAAGACAGGGGTGTAGGTTGGGCCACTGCCTAATTGCATTGGACCAGGATTGGCGCAAGCTGTTAGCAAAATACTTGCGGAAGCAACTAAGGCTAGTTTTAAAATAGTCATTTCAAGAAATCCTTATCAGGCTATGTGTTGTTATACTTTTGAGAATGATCATTATTATTTTTAAATGGTGTCGTTTCAATAGTAGCGTAAAATTTTATTAATAAAGACAACAATTTAGTAGTGAATCATATAAATAAACTTCTCTATCGAGTTCTCTATGACCCTAAGAATCACAGATTTTGCGGGCATAGCGCCCGTTGTTGCTCCTCATAAATTGAATACCCTTGCGCAGGTTGCTAAGAACGTACGGCTTGAGAGTGGACAACTTGAAGCAATGAAAGGCAATGCGTTTGTTGCATCAACACAACTTAATAATGTCCAGTCTATTGCGCGCTATCAGCCAGGTGATACCGCTTACTGGTTTGAGTTCAGCGCTCACGTTGATATGGTGCCGTCTCAGATATTCGGTTCAGCCCGTAGTGAAATGTACTGGACGGATGGTGTGAAGCCAAAGCGCACAACGTCAAGCATTGCTACGGCAAGCGCACCATACCCTAGCGCTTCTTTTTCTTTGGGAGTACCAGCGCCAGACGGCCAGATTTTGGCAAGTGATATTACAGGCGATGCGCCAGAAACAGACTTTGAATTAGAAGATCGTGTTTATGTGGTGACCTTTGTCACAGAAGAAGGTTACGAGGGCGCGCCATCGTTGCCGGTTAACATTGAGCTAGGAACCGAGCAGGGTTGTACGTTATCGAATTTGCCTACCTCTTACGATGGCAATTACAACATTACTCGCAAACGAATTTATCGCGGTACCGCTGCATCTAGTGAGATTCATTTTCTTACCGAGTTGGATCTAGCGACAAGCGTTCATATTGATACAGCGGAAGCATTAACGCTTGGGGAGGCGTTGGTAACATACGATTACGATTTACCGCCTGATGACTTAGTAGGGCTGACTGTTATGCCTAATGGAGTGCTTGCTGGCTTCAATGATAATCAGCTGTGTTTTTCCGAACCTTTCTTACCTTACGCTTGGCCGACAATCTACCGACTAACCACTGAAAACCCAATCGTAGGCATTGCAGCTATTGGCTCTGGCTTACTGGTTACTACGACTGGCAAGCCGTATCTGGCGTTGGGTACGACACCGGGCTCTATTTTGCTGCAACAAATGGACAGCAACCAGTCTTGTGTCAGTAAGCGTAGTTTGGTTGATGTTGGTAATGCCGCAATTTATGCGTCTCCTGATGGCTTGGCAAAGGGGAGTACTTCGGGCGTTCAGCTAATCGGTGACGACCTATTTTCTCGTGATCAGTGGCAGGCGCTAAAGCCTGAAAGCATTCATGCTTATTACCATGATGAGAAATACATATTCTTCTATGACAACGGGGAAAAACAGGGCGGCTATATTTTAGACCCGTCAGCAAAGACGGGCGCGTTAACTGAGTTAGATTTTTACGTTGATTCAGGCTTTAACGATTTAGCGACGGACACGCTTTATCTGCTCAAAGATGGGGATATTCTTTCCTTTCAGCATGGCGAGCCTATTAGCTACACATGGCGCTCGGCACAATTCCAATTGCCCAGCTTAATGCCTTATAGCGTTTGTCGTGTTGTTGCTGACTCTTACCCCGCTGACATATCGATTATTTACGACGGTGAAGAAACCGTGATGACCTATACCGATGATCAGCCGTTTCGATTTCCGGCAGGACGACGAGCTCGCTTTGTGGAAGTTGAACTTCGCGGGACCAACTCGGTAAAACAAGTAATGCTTGGCAATGATATGGAGTCTGTAAATGGCTAAAGCAAAACGCCCACAGATTGAACCGGCTAGATTTTCGGGACAGCTAGCAGGTATTAATACGCTGCTAAATGCTATTCGTGAGCAAATGCAAATCGATCAGGGCGACCGTGGCGACCCGTTGGACAGAGCGGTAAAGATTCGAGATTTAACCGATGCAGGTGTGGCCGAGTTTCTTTTATCGAAGCGTGGCAAGGGCCAATACGCGACCGTCGTGGCACCGGCTGGCAATCAATTGGTGACAGCGGCACCGCCAAATCCTGAAAACCTACAAGCCAATCCAACAACTGCAACAGTCTATCTTACGTGGGATGCACCAAATTATCCTTACCATGCTTATACAGAAGTGTGGCGCAACACAGAAGATAATTTGTCTACTGCCATAGATTTGGGTGCTCGCCCTGCTTATCGCTATTATGCCGACCCTGTGGACTCAGGACGCACGTATTACTATTGGGTTCGCTTTGTTACCCACGCTGGTAAAAAGTCCGATTACAACGCTGTGGATGGCGTCAGCGCAACAACCAATCTTGATCCATCGGTTGTCCTTGAAACGCTGAATGACAAAATCACATCGAGCCAGCTTGTAAAGGACTTGCGCGACGAAATTGAGCTTATATCTGAATTGGAAGGTGGGTTGGCTCAAGAAGTAGAAGCACGAATTCTCGCAGACACGAAGGAAAAACAAGAGCGGATTGCCAGTATACAGCAAGAAGCCGAACAGACGGCTAATAGCATTCTTCTTGAATCACAGGAGCGAATTAAATCATTTCAAGCACTCCAATCTATTGAAAGCTTGGTTGGCAATGATGCAAGAGAACTAAAGGCACTCGCTCGTATCTCGAATGAAGAAGTGTCCCGCATCCAGCAATACCAAGAACTATCTGCATCGTATCAGACCCTAAAAAGCACTTCTAATGCTCAAATCATTCGACTCGATGAAGCGATAGCGAGTGAAAGTGAAGCACGAGCATCGTCTATTGTTTCGCTAACGGCTAAGTTTGAAAACGATTTGGGCATCGCTAGGGATGCGGCTGTAGAGGAAGCGATTAACGTCATTACAACGAATGACGATGTTATAGCTCAAGTAATCACTAAGATAAGCGCGGCAGATACCGCAAACTGGGCAACAACGACTTATGTGACTGATAATGTTGTCACACCGCTAAATGCCTTGGCTACTCGAACAGACACGCTAGAAAGCCAATATCAATCGTTAGGCAGCACATACCTGTCTCAATCAAGTTTTACGGATTGGCAGCAATCGTACACATCAGATCAAACTGCAACGGCTGAGCGTCTAAATTCGCTCGCAACGTCATTAACTAACCCTAGCACTGGTCTTTCAAGTAAAGCCAGTGTGAGCCAGTTAACTCAAGCTAAAAACGATATTTATAACAGTGCGGTTTCACAATTTGGCAATATTGAAGCTAGGTTTCAGAATCAACAAAGTGACATTAATGCTCGTGCTACTCAGACAGAACTTAATGAGGTAGCGGCAGGGCTTGATGGTGTAAGTGTTAATCGGCTGTCTCAAGCTATCACGACCCTAAAACAATCAGATTTTGAATCACAAACTCAGTACATTAAAAATATTGAGCAGTCATCAAAAGCCGATCGCTCCCAGATGACGCGATATGAGCGGATGGAATCTGAGTACAAAACGGGATTGAGCGCAACAAAAGCATCTATTACCCAACTATCGGAGGCTATAAGTACAGAATCAACGGCACGAGCCACCGCCATTACTCAGATCTCGACAACAATAAACGAACAAACCGCGACACTTGAACAACAAGCAGAAAGCATTGATGGCCTTCGCGCAAACTGGGCGGTTAAGTTTCAAATTGATAATGACGGTGTAAAGCGCGTTTCTGGTTTTGGTATAAGTGCGGATGGCGAAATTACAGGCGCACACTTCGATGTTGATCAATTTAGCATTTCAAAGCCCGGGGCCGAGAAACTAGATTTGTCTGTTGCCGATGTATTGCAGCCGGACGGTACCACTAAGCGCATGGTGGTCATGGATGCGGCCAGCCTTATCAATCTCGTGGTGACAAACGCGATGATAGAGAATATTTCCGCTGACAAAATCACAGCTGGAAAAATCAACTCACTTCGAATTGATACGGACACGCTCACAGTCCGAAAGGTGAGGTCTTCAAACTATATTTCGCAACAAACTGGCATTCGATTAGATGATGATGGTTCTTTTGAACTGAACTCAAGCACAGACGACGGTAGAGTTCTGCAAGATGGTAACGGCCTAAAGGTTTATGACAAAAACGGAACTCTTCGCGTAAAGATGGGGAAACTATAATGGCGGAAGTTATTTTAACTTTAATCAGAGGTGAGGGAAAAAAATTCCCTCTTACCTTCAATGATCAATCAGGAAACAGGCTTGATTTTACTGGCTCTATTTTCTCATTTGCTATCGACATTATGGACGAGAGCGGCGTGATTCAAAGCACGATTGAGCAAGAAAGTGTCGCTGTTTCGCAGCATGAGAAAGGGAAAATAGAGCTGTTATTTGAAAGGGCGTTTGTCGATACATTACCTTTGGGGGTTCATGGTTTACGCATCAAAAGCGATATAGGGGCTAGGACTCAGCATAACGATAGGTATACGATTGCAAGCGACTTAGTGAGCGTTGTTGATGGCTGAATATGGCTTCGTTACCTACACGCAAGCTGGCGTTGAAGGTTTTAATCTAAGTACCCGAATCACTAAGAAAGTCTTAGATTTAACTGTTGAAGCGGACAGTTCAGGTAGCATGACAATATCCGTTCCAGATAATCTTGCGGTCGCTATCACTGTTATTCAGCTGGATGGGGATTCGTATATGCGCCATTACCCGCACCAAGTCACATTTGATGCGAGTACTAATTTATTAACGTATCAGCCAGGTGTGAACCCAGACCCAAAACTGAATGGTTTTGAAGAATGGAGTATTCCGAAGCGCAGCCGATCCGCCATTATTATTTATGGATTTGTCCCAGGGTAATTTATGACATACGGCTTTGAAGTAACGATTAATGGCACTCAAGTTAAGCTTGATGATGAATACCAAAATATTGTGCTGTTGGGTAAGAAGACAGTGCAGCTATCAGCTGGATTTCAAGAAGTATCATTGTCTGAGTTTGAGCATGAAAACCTAACAACCTGTATTCGCCATCTAGGCTTTGGCGTGTCATTCTTGGGGTATGTTTATAACAATGGTAAACGCTCAGGATTAAGGCTATATGCAAGCGCAGCAGGCAAAGCGGAACTTGCATTACTTGTTCCTTTTTACCCAATGCCAGAGCAAGGTTGTGGCGTTATTTTATACAGTGAGTTTGGTGAGCAGAAATTTCATTCAGATCATGTTTACTTTGATGTGAAAAATACAGGTGATTTGACTGCTGGAGGGATTAATACAAGCAAAGATATGTATGTTTTAAGCAACCCTGAAAGCCCATCATTAAGGTATTACCCCCATTACGAAGAGTATCAATACCCCGTTTATGGTCAGGTTCCTTACCAGTTTTGCCAGACACTTACTCGTCCTGTGTCTACATGTCGATATGTTAATGGGCGCTACAGTTGCTCAACGACTTGGGTTCCATATCAATCGTGCACTACGATGTACAGAACCGAAAGAATTGGGTGGAGAACAGAGTCTAATAGCTGGGTGAATTGCACTAAAACAATCGGCATGGTTCAGCAAAGCATTGATGGCAATCTAAGCAAAACGACTGTGATGCTTAATAATAATCAGTATGCGTACGGGGTTTATGACTACGGAAATTATAACCATTTCAACGGGCTGTCTTTCTCTTTGCCGGCTAACTTTGTATTTAATCCACCATCTGACAAATTGGCTTTCAGCTCACGAACGATAACATGCAAAGCCATCGTTTAATAAATAACCATCAAGACTGACAATTGATAACGAATAAGCTATAGTTTTCCCATGCTGCGATAAATGCAAGCAAACCCATTCCCTCAAAATTAAACCGCCCCAGTGGCGGTTTTTTTGTGCCTAAAAAAAGGTATATACCATGAATACACCCCAAGAAAACACACAAATCACTCCCTCAGATGAGTTTATAAAAAGCATTTTAGCTGGAAGGGTAAATGAAAAGATCGAAGAGCTGGAAGCGGAGTTGTTAACACTTGAGCAAGTCGAAATGCCTGTTGAGCATCGGTTTATTAATGGGATGTATGTAAGAGAGATAACTATTCCAAAGGGAACAATTCTAACTGGAGCCGTCCATAAGTTTGACTACGTTGACATTATGTTAGGTGGCGACATAGCGGTGGCAACACCAGACGGAGTAAAGCGCTTTAAGGGTGTCAATATTATGGATGGCAAGGCAGGAAGAAAACGAGCCGGTTACGCATACGAAGATACACGATGGATTTCAGTCCACAAAACTGACGCCTCAAATCCTGACAACATTGTTGATATTCTGACAGTTCGAACCATGGCAGAGTTTGAGGGATTGCCCATATCAGACAAGCAGTTAGCTACTGAAAATAAAGGGGATCAGCTATGACAGCAGCCATTACCGCTGTAGCCATTAGCGGCTACTCAGCATACAACTCCAATAAAAACGCTAATAAATCAATGGATCAGCAAGGGCAGGCTCTTGCGTACCAAAATGAAATTGCTCAGCAAGAGCTAGATATGGCTAAGGAGCAATACGAATACTACAAAACGACGTACCGCCCACTAGAAGAGGAAATCGTTGCTAATGCTGGGCTTTCCGATGCCGAACAGCAAGAAATGGTTACTACAGCAGGGCTGACTACTCAATCAGCCTTCGATAGTGCTGAAGCGTCTCGCAATCGAAACCTACAGAGAATGGGGGTAAATCCGAACTCTGGTGCTTACGCTGAAAATACAAGAAAGTCAGCTATTTCTAAAGCAGTTGCCAAAGCCAACTCTCAAAATACCGCAAGATCTCAAGCGGAGGAAATAGACTATAACCAAAAAGTTGCGGCGGTTGGTCTTGGTAAAGGGCTTTCATCTTCGGCAGCAGGTTTGATGAGTAGCGCATCAAGCAACTATGCCAACCAAGCGAGCGCATATGGTTTAAATGCCCAGATGTACGGACAGCAGGCATCCGGCAGCGTGCAAATGGGTATGGGTATCGCGGGTGTCGCCATGGGAGCGTATGACGATAAAGGTAACTTCAATCAAAGTCAGTTTGGTAAAGGTTTGCTTGGAATAGGAGGGTTTTGATATGAGTTTTGGTCTTGGGTTTATCGCAGACGGCTTTTTGAAGGGCCAAGAACGTAATAGAAATTGGGGGCTACGTCAAAAGCAAGAAGAACGAAGCCAAGCGGCAGATCAGCGCGCACAAGAGTCTCATGGTATCGGGATGCGTATTGGCGGTGTTAATGCCGCTATGGCTGAAGAAAAAATGACACCTGATGCCATTGATAGACGACGCCAAGAGTCTGGGCTTGGTTTGGACCTAGCAAAACAGACTCTTGATAACTCACAGCAGCAAGGTCTTGGTATCAAGCAGCAGAACGAATTACGCTCTGAAGACTTAACGCCAGAAGCCAAACAGTTACGAGCACAAACCAAAGCTGCTGAATTAAAGTCCAAGGAATTGCAAAATCAATACAGTGAATATCGAAATACCGAAGCTGGGCGGAAGCTATCAAAAGAGTCAATTGCATGGGATAAGCACATTGGAGATATCGTTAACCAAAAAGATGAAGCTGAAGCACAAGTTCAACTTTCAAACGCGCTCGATATGAAGCGCTACCGAATGATTCAGCTTATTGATAGCGGTGAAACAATGGGTGCTGCATTACTCGTGAACTCATCACGTGACAATAAGCATGAAAATGTAGCAACAATGCAAAAAACAAAAGATGGCGGCATTGTTGGTTATGACGTGAATGGTAAAGCTGTGATCAATATCACAGCAAATGAAGTTAAGGGCGTAATATCAAGGGTTCATAAAAACCAACAAAATAAAGGTTCACAACCTAAAGTCATGACGGAAAAAACCTATAATGACATGGGCGATGCAAATGGTGAGCGCGCCTATGTAGTTAAAACAGACCCACAAACGGGCCAGCCTTACAAAGAGTATGTGGAAGAGCGAAAAGACGCGACTATTACACAGACCGACAGTGATGAAGAGATTGCTCTTGCACAAACTATGGTAAAAGCGGGAGAAATGACACCCGAGCAGTTCCAACAACTTTATGGTCAATCTTATACGCCAAGTCAAAATAACGCCCCGCCAAATGCTAGCAACAAGCCAAGGCAAGACGATTACGACGTAGATATTCCTTTAATCTTCTAAAAAACCGCAATTTTCAAAGCCGCCCATCGAGGCGGTTTTTTTTCGTTTGGAGAAAACAAAACGTGGCCGATTACACAAGAGAAGAAATCGCGCGCCTAGCCGCAATCAAAAAAAGAATTAGTGGAAAAATGGAGAGCCTTGGTTCGTCACCTGAAAACGAGCAGGGCTTTTTAGGTGATGCGGTCGATGCTGTTCAACATGGGGTGTTGAGCGGAGCGGCAGACCTTACCGATGGAGTTGGCTATTTAACTGGATCTGACACCATTAGAAAAGGAGCGGATTTTTTACGAGGCCAAGCAGACAACCAAATCAATCAAATGTCACCAGATGGCCGTGATGCGTTTCAAGGGTTTGGTATTCAGGCAGATGAAAGCAGCCCGACGGGTTACGGTTTTAAAGAAGACAGTAGTTTAAAAGGTTTTGGCCTTAACGTGCTTAGCGGTGTAGGTAGTTTTGCCCCAACCATGATACCTGGTGGTATTGCTGCAAAAGGAGTCTCAGTAGCGGGTAAAGTCGCTGGCGCAGCAGGTAAAGGCGTTAAAGTAGAAAAGGCCATCGACAAAGCGTCTGATGTAGTTGGCTTTGGCGGTGTAGGTGCTTTAAGTATTGGCGGCTCTACAGGCAACCAAGCTTATGAAACTGTGGCTAACGCTGACTTTCATACACTAAAAGACGCTGAAATATTCCAAAAAGAATACTGGAACCTGAGAAAACTCAAAGAGCTTGATCATGTGTCTGCATTAAAACAAGCGCGTGAAAACGTGGCTCGCGAGTTGGCAACCGAAGCGGCAAAAGATGGCGCCATCATGGGGGCAATCACGCAAGGCGCACTGGGTCCAGTAATGGGTAAGTTATTCCGTGGTGAGGCTGGCGGTATCGGTAAAGCGGCCGCAACCGGTGCAATTACCGAAGGCTCACAAGAGCTTGTTGAAAGCGGTGGTCAAACGGCCATTTCCAATATCGCGGTTAATCCTGCGGTACCAACCAACACAATGGATAAAGTCGTTGGTGATGCGCTAACAGGTGCCGTTGTTGGTGGCCCTGTTGGTGGTGGTTTTGGTGGCGCTGGTTCTGTTTTAAATCGTTCGTCTAAGACGAAAGACAATACAGATGATCCACTTAATCTTTCCGATCAAGATCAAGGCTATCAAGCAGTAGAGCAGCAGCTTGCCGAGATTGAAGGTCTGATGGTTGAAAATGGCGACAACTTAACAGAATCTGAATTTGCCGAGCTTGAAGCTAAACGAAATGAGTTACTACAAAGGCGGGCTGAATTGACGGGCGAGCAGCCTATGGATTTTTCTGGTCCAGTTGAAAGCCAAGCACAACCAGAGCCGCTTGCTCTACCTAATCAAAATATCATTTATGGTGAACGACCAGCGCCAAGCCAAGACCAAACTCAAGCACGAGAAAAAAACCGAGCTGCTTTTGAAGGCCAATTTGGCGAGCCTCGTAACACAGGCCGAGAAGGTGACTATCTTGGCCAAGTCTTTCCGCAAAGCGCAAATCAACAGCAAGATGGCAATGTCTACGATGGTGAAGTGTTACGCGATCCTTTGCCACTCGAAGCGCCAGAGCAAACGGGTGATATACAAGCACTTGAAGACGCAGGGATTATTTATGGCGAAAAGCCAGAAAGCAATGCTCGCCCCGCTCGTTCCGATGGTTTAACCGACCCATACACCGCACCACAGCCAAGCCGTAAAAACGACAATCCAATCTATCAAGAAATCAAACGTAAACAGCGATTGCTTGAAGAACAAGAGCAATCAGTAACAGAAGAAGCAGCGCCACAGCTTAACCAACAAGCAGTCCCTGAAGCACCGTTAGAGAAATCAGCTCCACAAAATGAAGTATCAGTATCAGAGTCTAAAAATGTAACTGAGTTGCCAGTAGTTGAAAGTAGTCCTGTTACTCAGCCGCCATTAGAAGGCATTGTCGCCGAGCAAGAACAGCCATCATCTGCAGAACTGCCAACTGAGGGCAGCGAGCCAATCAAGCAAGCATTAGATAAGGCGGCACAGGACACAAATACCCAGCCAACTGAAAAGCAGATCGAGGCTGATAACTATAAAAAAGGTCGGGTATCTCTTCATGGCTTAGATATCGCCATTGAAAATCCTAAAGACTCTGTTCGCTCTGGCCAAGATAGTGATGGTAAAAAATGGGAGTCTAAAATGGCTCATCACTACGGTGACATAAAAGGCATTAAAGGGGCGGATGGCGATGACCTTGATGTATTTATTGGCGATAAACCGGAAAGTGACAAAGCCTATATTGTCGATCAGGTAGACCCAAAAACAGGCGAATTTGACGAGCATAAAGTCATGCTTGGTTTTGATGATAAAGCACAAGCAGAAAATGGTTATCTGGCTAATTATGAGGATGGCTGGAAAGGTGTTGGTGCTATCACTGAAATGCCTGTTAGTGACTTTAAAGAGTGGATCAAGTCAGGCAATACGACAAAGCCGATTAGTGAATTGATGGGCGATAAAGCAGTTAAGGCTATCGAGGCTGAGCCTACCGAGTTGCCACCTGTCACTGTCAAATTATCTTTATCCAATAAGCCTTTTAAAACCGAGTCCAGCGCTCGTTTATCTCGTACATTCAGAGACACGCCTAATGCCGAAATTGTACCTGTGGATGGTGGCTTTGGGGTACGTGAAAGCCAAATAGAAGATACAAAAATCCAACCTAAATCAGAGGCACCTAAGAAAAATGGAGCGGTAGTGCTAGGTGAGAAGATAGAAGATGTAGGCGAAAAAATCGGTGGTGCTAGAAAAGATACATGGGGGGATTACCTTGAACAAATTAACAATGATCTTGATGTAAGTGCTGAGCCATTAAGTAAGTCTTTCCCTCAGGTAGATTACCAAAAAGCCCTCGATGGCGGTAGCGACAAAACAGCGTTAGCATTTGTAGCTCTTTTACGTGACACAATTCCTTCTAAGCCTAAAGCCCCACACAAGCTTAATAAGTGGGCTACACAGGTGAAAAAAGCCAAAGAAGCGGTTGGTTTCATTCTAGAAAATCCATCAGAGTTAGAGTCTCAAATATCAAAAATTGATTCATCGAGTACCATTCCTCATATTAAGCATATGATTGATGTTATCAAGAATGTGCCCACGGAGAAGATTAAAGAAGCTGCCGCATATCGTATTAGTACTCATCACTTTTCGAGTCTAAATGGAGTGAACTATGATCCGCCAAAAGTCTTTTATAGAGTGTATAAAAATGCAGCTAGGAAAGAGACATCATTGCCGCTCGAGTCTGTAGAAGAGGCTAAAAAAGAGATACTGAAACGATTAAATGAAACTAAAGGAAAGGTTAAGGTAAATCAAAAACTAGAAGTTTATAAAGACAGATACACCAAGCAGGTTTTTGTAGGTTGGAAAGGATCTACAGGCGTTTTAAGAGTCAAGAATTTCGATAGCTTAAGCGACGCAAGAATTGCGATAGCAGAGCAAAGAGAATCGCTTGAGTCACTATTGTCTGAAATTAAAAGCACCCCTTCTATGCGTGAATCAATAAACGCTAATCGAGTAGGTCCAGCACGACGTGATAAAGATATTTCAGCAAATGAATTTATGGAAGAGTTTGGATTTCGTGGTGTTGAGTTTGGAAACTATGTTGAGCAAGCTAAGCGACAAAGTGACATAAATAATGCCTTTGATGGTCTGCACGACTTATCTGAATTGCTAGGCATTCCAAGTAAAGCCTTGTCATTAAACGGAGCTTTGGGTATTGCATTTGGTGCTCGTGGAAAAGGTGGGAAAAATACAGCTTCAGCGCATTATGAAGTAGGTAATGTTGTTATCAACCTGACAAAAAATAGTGGTTCGGGATCACTAGCGCATGAGTGGTGGCATGCTATGGATAACTACTTTGCTAATCAAGGTGAGGCGCAGTCTGATTTTGAAACGGATGGTACCCGTCACAAGAAGGTAGGCGATGATGCTGAAGGTATTCGGCCTGAAGTCATTGAAGCCTTTCGAAATGTAATGTCAGCTATTAAGGGCACAGATTTAGAATCACGATCTTCTTTGCTTGATAAAACTCGCTCTAAAAAATATTGGTCTACAAAAGTTGAGATGTCAGCTAGAACGTTTGAGGCTTATGTGAAATCAAAGCTGGAAGACAAATCCCAGTCTAACGATTACCTGGCAAACATTCGATCAGAAGAGAGTTGGGGGAAATTGAAATCTAACGATTCTTACCCTTACCCCACGTCATCAGAAATGAAAGACATCACGAAAGCCTTTGATCAAATGTTTCAGGTATTAAAAACCAAAGAGACAGATAGAGGTGTTGCTCTTTTCTCGGTAGGAAATTCCAACGGTTCAGGATCAAAAGCCGACGATATACGCAAAGCAGTAGAGCCGCTTATCAAGCAACTTCACGAAGAAAACACCTTTCAAGTTGTTCAGTCTGTTAATGATTTACCCTTTGCCGTGCGCCTTCTTGTTAAAAAGCAGTTATCTAAGTCGAAAGGCGATAATGCAACCGTTCGCGGTGTGAATGCCGGTGCTAAAAACTATCTTATTGCTGATGGCATCAAGGACGAAAAAGAAGCGGTTTCTATCTTTCTCCACGAAGTTGTGGGCCATAAAGCTGTGCTTGATATGCTGGGCAAAGAAGGCGATTCCATCATGGAGCGCATTGCTTACAGCTATGGTCCGAAGCAGCTGCAGGATTTGATCAAAGCGTATGGTGCTGACTTCAAAACCAAAGAAGGGCGTATATTATTGGGCAAAGAGAAAGTTGCTCAAATGGCTGAGAAGAACGAAAAGCCTTCTCTGTTAGGTAAGTTGGTCGCCAACGTAAAAGCATGGTTGCGCAATTACTTCCCCAATATCAAATGGTCAGACAATGACGTGCTCAACATGCTGGCAACCGCGAGGGATAACGTCGAAAACCGCTACATGGTGAAAGTTGACCTAGATCCAGCCGAATCGAAAAGCGATGCAGTCGAGAAGGAGGTTAATCTCTCGGTTAAGGTCAAAAACAAAACAGAACCAACCGAAGAAACACCATACGACACGCTATATAGAACATTAGGGCAAAAAGATAAAACTGTCTTCCAGAAAGCCAAAGATGAAATGAAGCGTCAATTTAAAGCCGGCGGCTTACTTCCAGATTCTGTATTCAATAAAAAAATTGCTCGCGATTCAGATATGAATGCCAGCGAGTTAGAGATTAGCGCCTATTTATCTTCTTTTAGGTCATCAATTAAAAAGGCTTATGGTAAAGACTACTCCGACTTGTCCGATGCGCTTAAGCAAAAGCTTAATAATCAAATGAGTTCGACCGATCCAGATAAGACCATACCTTTCTCCGTCAGACTGGAATTGATGAAGATGAGATTTAGCATCAAAGGCTTATCGCAAGAATATGCTGCCATTCTAAAGAGTGATATGGAGCAATTAAGAAACGAAGGCAGAGACTCAGCTGCAAACGAAAAAGCTCAACTATTGGAAACGATATTGGGCAATTTGGACACATACACCAATAGATCATATAAAGCCTTTGATGATCCGAAATGGCCTAAAAAAGTCCCTCAGAATATCTTAGATGATGCTAAAAACTACCTTGAATCACGTTATGAAGGACAGGGGCTCCCTAAAAGCGAGATTCAAACTGCAGTAGCTCGAACCATTCGAACTATTTTAGAAGAAGGAACTGCTTATGAGGATATGGGGAGCTTCATAAAAGAGAGTAAATTAGGTGCAAAGGATTTAAGCACTTTGAAGAAAAGAAAGGAGATAGCCCCTGAAATTAGAGCTTTATTAGGCGAATACCAAGATGTTGAGGTTAACTTTGCCAAGACAGTTACAAAGACAAGTCATCTCGTTGCAAACCATAAGTTTCTTCAGCATGTTCGTGATTTAGGTGAAAAAGAAGGTTTCTTGTTTACGGAAGAAAACAAACCCCTCGACAAAAGTGTTGTGAAAATTGCCGCGGATGGTTCAGAAGTTATGGCGCCATTAAATGGCTTCTACACTTACCCTGAAATCGAACAGGCTTTTAGAGAGGCTCTTGGTAAACAGGGCGATATGCCTACATGGTTAAGTGGAATCATTCGATTAAACGGCATAGTAAAGTACGGAAAAACTGTTCTATCACCCACCACGGCAATGAGAAACATTTGGTCTGCTTTTTTCTTCTCTGTAGCAAACGGGCATTTTGACGTTAGCCAAATGCGTAAGTCTATCGAAGTTAGAAAACAGTACTTTGGTGGCGACAATGACAAAAGTAAATTGGCCTATCTTAAAAAATTAAAAAGCCTTGGGGTTATTTATGATACGCCTTATGCGGGTGAAATGATGGACCTCTTAGAAGACTCTCGCCTGCGGGATTTTATGACTAACAAGAAGGTCTTTTCATCGTTTACTAAACTTAATGACTTTGCTCAAAAATTTTACCAGTACGGTGATGATATGTGGAAAATCATGGGCTGGGAAAACGAGAAAGCCATGCTCATGAAATACAAGAAAATGAGCGAATCTGATGCCGAAGTTGCTGCCGCTGAACGTATTCGAAATACATACCCAACTTACTCTATGACTGGGCGATTTACGCAATCTCTAAGACGCTTCCCTCTTGCTGGTACCTTTGTTTCGTTTCCCGCTGAAATCATTCGAACTAGCTATCATATGATTAACTACCTAAAGCAAGACTTTAAAGAATCGCCTGCTTACGCTAGACGAAAGCTAGCTGGGCTTGCGCTGGTTAGTAGTCTTGGGTTTGCAGCTCAGGGGATTAGTAAGGCACTAATGGGGCTTGATGATGACGAGGAAGAAGCCGTTAGAGATATGGCTGCACCTTGGCAGAAAAACTCAAATATTTTGTTTACTGGCCGCGACGAAAACGGAAATATTCAATATTTGGATATGTCATTTCTTGATCCCTACAACTATTTCAAACGCCCAATTAATGCCATGTTAAGAGATCAGCCTATTCAAGATATGGTTGCTCAATCCGCTTCTGAAATGCTGACCCCTTTCTTTGGTGAAGACATTACCTTTAGCAATTTGATGGAGGTTTACACAAACAAGAAAGGCAGTGGCGGGAAGGTGTTTAATGAACAAGGATCAGTGGGAGATCAGGCTATGGATATCGCTGACCACTTAAGGAAAGGTTTACAACCGGGCTTTATGAGCAATATGGAACGAATATATAAGGCTATGGAGGGGGACGTTTCTGCCAGTGGTAAAAAATACACTGTACAAGATGAAATGGCCGCTCTTGTTGGCTTTAGAATGTCGACATTAGATCCAAAAACAGCGCTTTACTATCAAAGTTTTGACTTTAAACAGAGCAAAGCTGATGCCGCGAAAATTCTAAAGGATGTGTTGAGAAACCCTAATAAGGTATCTAATTCTGATTTGGAAAATGCAAGAGATACGATGCTCAAGGCTCGAAAAGATTCATATGATAGGATGATGCGATTAGTTAAGTCTGCAAAAAAAGCAGGTATGACAAACCCAGAGATAGGGCAAATATTGAAGTTAAGCGGGGTCAGTCGACAAGACGTTATGTCTCTCATTCTTGGGCGTATGCCAAAAAATGATAGTTATCTTAAAATGGCTGCTTCTATATCAAAAAGAGCCGAGGTTTTGTACGGCAAAGAGTCTGGAAACGAAATCATAAGTAGAGCGAAAGGGCTATAAGCTAGTCATCACCCAAGTAATAAATAGGAACACTTGTATCGACATGGATGTCATCTTCTAAGTCCCTTCCCCAAAAGATCCCACTAAAACAGAATATTAACCAAGCAATGAAGAACCATCCGTGCCAGTTATCGGTTATTTCATTCTCTATCCGCATGCGGCGCTCATGCCAGGTTGATCGTTTATTTTTTTGCTTTTCCTGCATATCACCTCCGAGTATTTAGCTAAAGCCTAGCTGTTTATGTATAGAGAGTGAAGGGACTGTTCTCATGTGGCAACTTTCCCTTCAAGAACTTAATTCCAGTTGTAGCTACTGCTTGAGTCCTTCTTGGTTCCTTTTTTTCCTGTATAGGGGTTGGTGTTGCCCTTTGTAGAATAATTGTCGGATGTGGTTCCATTGGAATCGCTTCTCCAATACCCCTGAACACATGTACCGTCTTGTTTACAATATCCGCTAACGTAAGTATCTGCATGAGCTGGGGCTTGGAAAGCAAGTACAGTGAGAGCTAGTAATAGTTTTTTCAT